GTGAAGATCATGAAAGCCACCGTCACTCGACCCATGTACGACTGGGACGGACGAAGGTACCTAGAGCTCGAGACAAAGTCCGAAGGACTTGGGATCCCCTCAACCCTAAGAGTCAAAGTCCCCTGGAGGTACGGGCGCGTCATGTGTCGCATTGAAGGGCTCAAGACGGTCCAGGAACTTCAAACGGGCGACCAGGTTGAATTTACGACCAAAATTGTGAATTGGGATGGTCTAGAGCACTTGGTCCTAGAGAGTATCAAGGAATGTCCAACACGTCAGGAACCTGCGGTCCCCTCCTCACCCGAAACGGTCTCATCGTGAAAACCATTGATAAAAAGGAGCTGACTGTACGACCCATTGACAATGCACTCGGGTTTCGGAGTCCCAGTTTCAAGGTTTATCGCGAGATTTCAGGTGGGTTCATTGTCCCTCGATACTTCACCCCGGCAACCACCACCCAAGATTCCCGTGTGGGCCCAGCTCGTGCTCCTCGGATCAATTTTGTGGGAAAACTCAATCCGTCCCTCCGTCAACCCGAAGCTATTGAGCGTGGAGTCGAGGCGTTCAAGACCCTTGGCGGTGGCGTCCTCTCGCTCGCGCCGGGTCAGGGCAAGACTGTATGTGCCTTGGCTCTGGCGGCACGTATGAAGCTTCGAACGCTCATCGTGGTCCACAAAGAGTTTCTTGCGAACCAGTGGCGCGAACGTATCAAGCACTTTTGTCCGGAGGCCACCATCGGCCGTATCCAGGGTCCCGAGTTTGACATAGAACAGGACTTTGTCATAGGCATGATCCAGACCTTGTGTCAACGCCCGTTTCCAGAGGGCGCCTTTGACTCGATCGGTCTACTCATTGTAGACGAGGCGCACCATATCGGTGCCCCGGCGTTTTCGCAGTGTATGTTCACCATGTGTCCCAAGTACACACTGGGGCTCACGGCCACGCCCGAACGTAAAGACGGCCTGACTCGACTCCTGTATTGGTTCCTCGGTCCCGAGTTCTTCAGAGTAGAACGGACCGGCCAACGAAGTACCCAAGTCAAAGTCTTTCATTATGAGGACCCTTTGTTCATGCGGCCCCCACCTCTTACGAGGTTCGACAAGATCAACATGGCCGGTATGGTTAACGAGCTCGTAGAACTCGAACCACGGAACAAGATGATCCTGGAACTCGTCGAGGATGCTCTGGAAGATTCCCGAAAAGTTCTGGTCTTGAGTGACCGCCGGGACCATTGCCTCTATTTTTACAACAAAATTGGAGAGGCTCGTTCTGGTCTGTACATTGGAGGCCGGAAGGAGACGGAACTTGAAGAGGCGGCTAAGAAACAAGTGGTCATCGCCACATTCCAGCTCGCCCACGAGGGTCTGGACATTCCTACACTGGACACGGTCGTACTCACGACCCCCAAGGCGGATATCAAACAGGCAATCGGGCGGATCATGCGTGAGACCCCGGGCAAAAAGAACGACCCACTCATCATCGATATAGTTGACCACTGGTCCGTGTGTTTTGCAATGTTCGCCAAACGTCGCCGGGTCTACAGAGAGATTGGAGCGACGTGTGGCGAACCAGATGAAAAGAAAGAGGAGGTGTTGGAAAAAGGAAAGTGTGCATTCATTTAATTTCTAGACTAAAATCAAATGATCCTCGCTCCAGGAGCCATCACCATCCAGGCGTACGATAGCCAAGTCAAGATCAATAATGCCATCGAGAAGGACATTATTGATGTTGCAAACGCCAAGCCGTGTCCTTGTATTGGATACACGGAGCCGCCAGTGTACCAGTCGTCTATGAACAAATAAAGAGACCGAGTCGGGTGCGTAGCACCCGGGTCGCTATCGCGACCCGCCGCCTCTTAAAGAGTCCATGATTCCCATAATAATCACGCCCGCGACGAACGTCATGACGATATAATTACACTCGGTCTGAGACCCGAGTGGAGACCCCTTTGGGTACGTTGGTGGTGGGACATACGCCTTTGGCCTATAGTCCTTGTCATCGTCCCCAAATGGCGCATACGAAAGTGCCATCTGTACCTATTTAGTGTTTACAAAAAATTACAGGACCATCTCCTTCTTCTTGGCCTTTGGTCCACGCTTCTTCTTCTCATTCTCAAGCGCCACCTCGCGCGTGTTGGGGTCGCCCGTTCCGTCGTCGATACTTACGATGTCAGACACGGACTCGACCTCAGTCGAGCGGCCTGGGCGCGTCATCATCGATGGAGGAGGGCCCATCATGTTCATGAGGCTCCCAAAGTCCATTCCGGGACCACGCATATCACGGGGGCCCGATGGCGGGCTGGGGAAAGCACCCGCCTGCATCTGCGCCCCTCCTCCAGGCTGTGACCGCTGAACGGCATCCACCATGTTCTGCATCAGGCCCGGGTTCTGCTTCATCACCTGTGTCACGTTCGGCACGGCCGCCTTGAACATACTGTTGGTCAGGTGGAACATCATGGCGGATCCACCGACCATCATAATCAGCTTGACCTCTGGTGCCACCTGGACCTTCGTCTTGTACTTGTTATAGAGCTCCTCGAAGACCCCGTCATAGTCTTCGACATTCTCCATCATGTTCTGGGACCATCCATTCAGTTCCAGGTCAAACGGATCGAATTTGTCATTTAGAAACTCCAGGCCCGTCACACAGGCGACGAGCATACGACGCTGGAACTTGATGGACCGGTCCACCTCGATACCGTACGTGATACGCTTGTACTCCGTGCGAATCTCCTCAATGTCACTGTAGATGTTCAGGCGAGCACTCGACTTGAACCCCTTTTGCTTCAGGCGCTCAATCTTGTTCAGGAGGTCGGCCTTCTCGTCCTCGATCGTCTTGTACCCGTCACTGGGGACCTGTTGGGCCTGCGACTCGCCACCGGGGGCGAACCCGTCACCACCCTCCTCCCCCCCGTACTCATCCTCACCACCATCAAACTCCTCAACAGGCGGAGGGGCCGGGGCCGACCTCTTCCCTGGGTTCATAAACATGTCCATGCCGTCGTCCACGGCTTGGGTCTGTGCGACCGGCGGCCCAGGAGCACGCTTGGCAAAAGGACTCGGCCGAGACGCCTTGGGCTTGATGGGAATCCTGCGCTCAGGAGGAACGATAGAAATTTCGTCCAAAATTGCCGCCTCGTCATCATTCATCTTCATCGTACGACCCTCACCCGTATCAAACGTAAACTCCATCTATGAAAACTTTGGAGAAAAGTGATTCGTGTCTTTAACGCGCCCGAAAAAAATATCCATAAAAATCAAATGGCATTCAAGGTTGGCAAGATGATGGTCCATGCTGTGATCATTGGTCTGCTCGTGGCGATTCTGTACCTGCTGGTCCAGGGCCGAGGAAGCTCGTACGAGCCGTACCCCCTGACCACCACCGCGGGTGCTGCCGCCTCAGGCGCCCCCAAGAGCATCTTCGACCTGAAGGTCGGTCTGGACTGTGTCGCCGGCCCAGGGAAGGATGCGGACTACTACAGCCAGGGCCTGAACCCCGGAGGTCTGTGCGGCGGCTCCGCCTACGTGCGTGATCAGGAGCGGGACTACGTGATTACCGACGGCATCGGCGGGTCTCTGCTGGAGAAGTAGAGACCGAGGGCGGCGTAGCTGGTCTCGTGATCCACCCTCTTGAAAAACTCTTAGTGTACAGTAATGAGTACTGATTGTGAAAAGTACGAGACGTACACCCTAAAAATCGATACGAAATTCGCTCCCTCGAGCAATTCGTTCATCGCGTACTTCAACTTCCCCCTTCGCAATATCGTCAAGGCGGAAGTTCTGAGTGCAAGCATTTCAGCAAACACGTCCACGTCAAACGTGTTGTACGTGTACTGCATGGAACTCGACTCTAGGTTCAACGACCGTCTCGATATCCAGACGGCCGTCACGTCGTTCAGTAACGCGAGCCCGACGTCCAATGTGGGCCCAAACATGAATGGAACCATCTCGAACCTCAATCAGCTCAGAAATGCCCTCGTGTGTTGGCCCGCAGAGCAGGTGAACCTTCGGAGCGTATTCACAAAGAGTGGATACTGGGACGCATCCACAGAGTACATTGAACCCATTCGCCAGGTGCAACAGTTGACAATGTCTCTGTACAACGAGTCTGGGGGGTCGTTGGTGGTTGGCGGCCCGACGTTTCTGAACCTCCGTCTCACGTGCGCCAAGCCAAACAGGTGTCTGTATTGAATTTTGCGAGAAACTAATGTTCCCTTGTACCAGAGATGGACTACGTCGTATACGTAGACTCCAACAACCGTGACGCGAGTTTGTTCCCCAACTCCAACTCATATACTTTGTATCTGTCGACCCCTATCCATAACATTTCACGGGTGGAGGTCCTGTCGGCCATGTTGCCGAACGTCTACAGTTCACAGTATCTGACCCTCGATATCGTCGAGCTTCGTTCGACCCAGACCCTCGTGGCCTCGGCTCTGACCCTTTCTGGAAAGTCCAACACCGCCGTCACAAACTCGAACGCGTACTCGGGTGCCTTTGCCTTTGTGCCTATCAAGGCGGCTACTGCCCTGGCGTCAAACGCCTCAACCTTTTCAAACACGAGTTTCGTGTACAATAACGAATTTTACTCTCAAAATTACAAGATTGCGACTGAGTACCCTTCACGTATTGATAGTATCGACCGTCTCACAATAAACTG